GTTGAAATAAATCCGTTCTAAACTTACTTGACTGAACCCAGTTTTGAAGACCCCAGTAAATCGGTTAATTCTTTAATAGAAAAACATCCTAAGTTTCAAGAGTTCCAACAATTCCAAGCTCAGCAACAAGCAGAAACGAGTAAGGCACAATTGGAACAGGCTCATCCAGATTTTATGGACATTGTACAAGATACAGGTTTTCAAAAAAATCATCTTCTGTTTCTGTGTTTGAGTTTTCTGCCTGTAGATTATTCCCGCTTGAACTTCTTGCTACTTCGGCTTTGAGGAAACTATCTGATAATTGTCTTAACTCTCCAATTTCTTGACTCTTACGTCCAAGTTCTTGTTCTAAGTTTTGATAACTTTTGATTATATCCTCTACACTTTTACCTGCAAACTTGTCTGGAACCTCGAGAGTTTCTTCTTCTGTTTCTACTTCCGTTGCTTCAAGGGTTTCCTCTTCTGTGTTTTCTACCTCGTCTTCCGAAATTTCATCGGGGTCTACTACTATATTGCTCATATCATTGTTCTCCGCCCATTAGGGTTATGAAGTTGTAAAAAGATGACGCTAGTTGCCTAGTTCTGTCATCGCTGCTTTTGTTGCGTCTTCTAAAACAATCATCTGTCTTAGAATTGACAACTGACCTCTGGCGAACCATAGGTCTTTTTCATTATCAATAGAATCTAATCTCTTGACTGATTCAGACATAACCTTTAATTCTTCTATAAGGTCTGCCCATCCTTCAGTTTCTAATAGTTCGATTCTATCTCTATAAAATTCTTCGTCTTCTTTTGCCATTAAGATTTCTTGTGTCTATTGCAAAAATTTCTAGCTGCTGCTTCGGAGCTAAAGCCCCATTTCTTTAATGCTAATGCTTTACGAGTAGGCTTACCTTTAGCATCTATCATAGGTCCTGCCATACCGGCAAATCTACAAGCAAAGGATACACGTCTACTATCTGTTCCGCTTCCTTGTGGTGCTTTTAGATTGCCTCCTGTTTGTGCATTATAAGAAGCTCTACCTTTAGCATTTAATCCGCCTTTAGGATTTTGACCTTCTTTACGTTGCCACGCTGCTGTCTTAGCCATATACTATCCTTGTAACTTTTCTTGTGCTGTAGCTATATTTAATAATGTTTCAGATTGTAAATGTTCCATTTCGGGAATATTTCTTACGGTTTCTGAATTAGTATTTTCAGTATCAGCTCTCATTTTTTCAATTGCTGCTAATTCTTTTTGCAACCTAACGTATGCTTCTTGAATCTTCATTTCTGTAGGCTGTGCTGCTCCTGCTTCTGCAGCATTTTTCATAGCTTTAGTTTGCTCTTCTTGAGCTTCTGCCATAGTTTTTTGAATATCTGCTTGTGCTTGCTGTACTTGTAATTGCATAGCTATTGATTGCATTTCTTGTGCTTGAGGGTCTGGCTGCATACCTTGCATTAATGCTTGTACTACTTGGTCTCTGTTATGTACACTAGAGTTTTGGAATATAGATAGTAATATTACATTAAATGCAGGAGAGTCTTTAGGTATAGCTTGCAATAAACTAACCATTTGTTGTGCTTCTAGCTCTTTAGCCATAATGCCCATAGTAGAATAAGGTACAAATTTGTAGTCTGCAATAGGATACCTATCTACATCAAACTGTATTTTTCTCCATAACGACTTATTAATCATAGGAATAAGAAACGTATTTTGGAAATTCATTAGAGTACGCTTCTGTCTTTTAATAGAAGAAGACTGTTGCATAGACATACCTGCAGATGTAGCACGTTCTGCACTACCTCCAGTGTCAGCACTTCCAGTACCCATTTGAATCATATTTTGTAGGCTTGCTACTTGATTGTATGTATTTTGGTCGGTGCTACCTAAGGATAATGGCATTATTGCTTGTCTTGGGTCGCCATTAGTAAGAATAGTCTTACCCGGTCTGACTTCTAGCTTGACTCCGCGAGGCATACGAGTTGCGTCGGCAGCCATCATTGGTGTAGTAGTCAGAGCTAACGAGTCAATTCGTGCTCTCATTTCAGCGTCTAGTGCTTTTTGTGGATTATATCCCTTTTCACAAACTCCTCTGCCCCAAAATTTTGATGGTACAATGTCGTGTTGATACGAAACAAACGGTCTGTCTTCCATCATAAATGGGTTTTTGTTAGCTCTGAGTATGTGTGAATCGTTAGCTATAGTAACTACAGCCTCTACTAATTCATCTGCCTCATACTCAAAATCATCCATAGACTCATTTTCTTCTAGGAATCTTGCAGGTACTTTACCCCAATACTCAGTAATTTTTATTTGGTCTGATGCGTCAGGTCTAGACTCTTCAGGGTCAAAACCTTTTAGTCTGTCTATGTTATAGTCGCCTTCAATAACAATATCTCTGTAAGTACCATTTTTAATACCTTTAATAATACTGTGTCTAGGTTTAATTACTTCGTGTGCGACACCTAGTGCTTCTTGTATATTAACCGCAGATGGGTCAATAAGAAATTCTTTAGGGCTTATAGCTTCTACTTTAACATCTATTACAGTGTCTTCTTGTAATATTCTTTCTGTAGTCATAGTTCCTTGTACTGGAACTTCTACTGGATATTTCCAAGTGTTTTCTTCTACAGATATCTTACCAATTCCTGTACCATATACAGCAGCATTTAAAAATACTTCACATATAGCATCTTTACAACCTGTAGATTCTAAATCTTCTTGTAATAAATTGCGTATATATTCAGCATCTCTAGGGTCTCTGTCTAACATATCGTCTTTGATATCAAACCACTTGCCTCTGCCAAAAGTAGCTTCTTCGATTTCTGATACAGATGATTCAACTGCTTGTTGTAATGCAGGAGATATTAATCTAGACTTTTCAGACTCTCTAGTTTTATCACTAGCTTTCCAGATACCACGCCATAAACGATAATACTCGTCCCACATATCTAAATAATTAGAATCTCTGTGGTTTCTCCACTCTTCTAAACGAGAGCCTAGCCAACTTGCTAATCCTTGATATTTATTTTCTTCCATCAGTATCCTGCAACGTCATCATACGGTTTCCACTCCTCTTCTAATTCTATAGTGTGCATAAAGTCTGCTACACTAACTTGGTCTATGTATGCGAGTGAGTCGATAATGTCGTCGTGTGTTCCTTTACTAGGAAACTCTATTAACTGTGTCTCTAACTCGCTATTCCAATCAGAATTACGATTAAATGTAATCTTACCGTGCTCCATTCTACCTTGCAGAGCCCAAGTAATTCTATCTGCTTTCTTCTTACCACCGTGGGTTACGTCTGTTATAACTACCCATCTACCTTGTGTTCTCATCTCATCCTGAAGATAAGGTAAGATAGCGTTTTTTAACGCTCCAGATTCTATTCCGACAGTCGTTGCCTGATTCTCAATTGCAGCCTGTAATATTTTAGAAGCAGTTTCTTTAATATTCCATCTACCGTGTAGTATATCTTTGACCCACCACTTATCACCGTGGATTTTAACGATTGATATAGCTGTTTCATCTAACTTACTCCCTTTAAGACCACGTTCTTTTTCCACCGCTTCAAAGCCCGCAGGGTCAACCGCAATAACAAAATTGCCTTCCTCCGGTTCATTCTCATCGTACTTAATCCATTCATTTTTAAATATACCACCAGTAAAACTTACAAACGACGCTTCAAATTCTTGCCTGAACGCCTGTGACGACATCGTTCTTCTAGCTACTTCTACCTCTTTAGGGTCTATTAGAGGATTATCTATAGATGTATACTGAAATGCTTCCCAGTCTTCATCTTTTTCTGCTTCTAAATACAAATCATAGAAGTGATTCTTCCCGGCAGGCGTCCCAATAAAAAGCGCACCACCTTTTACATCTGAAAGTGTAGGTCTTATAATCTGTTCCCAGACTTCTACCTTCATACTTGCGTACTCATCGAGCACGACATAAGCAAGTCCTACGCCTCTTAGAGTATCTGGTCTGTCACTCCCCTTTAAGCTAATTCTCCTACCATTAACTAACTTCATAGTAGCTGTATTCTCGTGGGTAGACTCTATAAGGTCTGTATCGTGCAACAGTTCCTTAAGCATATTCCACATAATATCTTTAGCTTGCTGAAAAGTAGGACCTATATAAAAGACATCCTTACTTTCCGACTGTAGAGCCTTGATGATTAGTATCCACGCTGCTAGTCTGGACTTTCCAAATCGCCTACCCGCACTTACTACTTTAAATCGGGCAGTGCTATTGAAGATTTCTAGCTGTGCAGGATGTAGTTGTACATCTAACTCTTTAGCCATTACCGATACTCACAATTGTTTTGTCAATATCAGCTTCTTCTATAATTACACCATCTTCATATGTTAGTTCTCTTTGGTCTTTCTCTTCTATTTCTACTTTCTTAGCCTCAAGACCACCAACATTAATAATTACGTTACCTTTGTCTTCCCCTGACCTAAACTCTACTGACTTAGTCGTAGGTATGATTCTATCCATACACATTTTTAGACAAGTCCTGTCACCTTCGAGTGCTAAGTCTATTACTTTTTGGACAATTTCTGGTCCTTTATTAGACATTAACTCTCTACTTAAGGCTGTATACTTATTGACACTACCTTTTGGTCTACCATTAGGGTTTAAACTCTTCATACCCTTGTATAAGTTGGGTGAACCTTTATTTTTTTTAGACATCCTAACTCCTTAGTGTACTATAGTTCAACTAAAATGGTAAATTAGAATGATAATAAAAGGTTGTTTCTAAGAGAAGCCTTTTTAGGTGAATCTTTTTTTTAAATCTATAGTAATAGTATAGCATACTTTTCAATGATTGTCAATAGAATGTAGATAATAAAGTCTTGTGTCTTTCCCCGCGCCTCCAGATTTCTAGATTTTCTCTAATAAATAACTAATTTTTCCTAATTTTACTCGATTCCTCTCCAATCTGCGAGTGAGC